CCAGTGATCCCAAAAGTTCCATTGTTGGTTGTGGTAATGTTCACCGTGCCGGGAGCGGAATTAAACGATCCAGCGGTCCAGACACCAGCCGCCGTTTGAAGGGTCGAGCCGCAACCGATATTAAACAGCAAATATACGGCGACGGCGGTCGCGGCGACGTTCCATGTCCCAGCCTTATCGCCGGGAATGTTGATACGAAACTTCTGCCATGTATTCGCAGATGTGATGTTGAATGTGAACACATATGAACGAGTATTGTTAGTTACTGATCCAGCGTAATTTCCAGTAACCGAGCTTATCGCCCAAAACTCCAACGTCACTGGCTGAGCGTTGGCTGTTCCCCATTGTGCATCATTGAAATTGATCCCTTCGACACCTTGATAAATCTGAATTTTATCGGCGCTGGCAGGGGTAAATGCAACAGTCGATCCCCAAGTCAAGAAATATTGTATGGTTGATCCTACTATAGTGGCTGGGTTCTGTCCTGTACCGCCCTTCGCAGCCCCGGTGCTATTATAAAACTGCCATCGATCTAAAATATATCCGCTGCTCGCAAAATTGGTTCCAGCCCCCCCGTTGCGCTGATCGACCGACATGTCGCCGTTAATGATCCGGTTGCGGTAGCGGACGTTCTGCGCATCGACGTATTGCTTGGTCGCGCTGCCGAGCGGCTGCACCGGATCGGCGGCCTGGATCAGCGGCCCGGTGAGCGTGCCGCCGGTCAGCGGCAGATAGGCGGCCCCCGCCGAGGTCGAGGCCCACTTCACCCCGTCCCACCTCCAGGTCGAGCCGTTGGCGGCGGTGAAGATCTGGCCGGTGGTGGGGGATGACGGGAAATCCAACATGGTCAGAAGTCCGCGTCCGCTGTAAAATTCAAATTAACCGCTACGTTCCCAGTTGTGGCGGGTGTCCCAAGCACAGTTACAGCTTGATTACCAGAAACCCCAGAAAACGTCGGCGAACCGCTAACATTGCCGCAATTGTTGGCGGTGATCACCCACGTTGGGTTGGCACGCATAGACACAGGGTAATACACTGTCGAATATGCTGCGGTGCCCGCTGTCTGGTAGATTTGCAACGCTTGCTGTGTTGCTAGGAAGTACCGTTGGCAGTCGATCAGATTGTCGCTGTACTTGCGGAACTCAGGCTCGGCGTTCTGCGCGGCGCTGCCGACCATCAGCGCAACGCCGGTGATGATAAGGGCATTGTTGACCGCGCCCAACACGTTAATCGCGCCTGTCGCTGAAACAAAATTGCCCGCCGCCCATGCGCCGGGAGCAGCCGAATAAGTCGCGCCAGCGCCATAGGAAAACGACAGCATCGCCGCCGAGGCGTTGTCGGCGACCGCCCACGTCCCTGCCGTGTCGCCGGGAATGCTGATCCTGAACTTCTGCCATGTGTTCACCGCTGCAATCGTGTAGGTGAAGGGATAAGACCGGGTGCCTGCACCATTGCGCAACGCGCCGCCATACGTGCCAGTCGGCGATGCGTAGGCCCAGAACTCCAACACAATCGGTTGCGCGCTCGCTGCGCCCCAATTGGCGTCGTTGAAATTGACGCCTTCAATCCGTTGCGTAGCGAGGAAAAAATCAGATGCTACGAGGGTATAGGCTGTCGCCGTGTCCCAATATAAAGAATAAGTGAACTGCCCACCTGCGAAAGGAGAATTCGGAGCACGTCCGAGATTGCCATAAGGCGTAGATGAAGAAGGCTCAAACTTCCATCGGTCAATAACATACCCCGCTGGAGCGGCGAGGACGAGGTTGCCCCCATTGCGCTGATCCACCGCCATGTCGCCGTTGATGATCCGGTTGCGGTAATTCAGTGTGGGCGGCGTGGGCGGTGGCCCACCATTGTTCGCGACCACCCACTGCGACGAGTTGGCGTCCGTGTACCAGACATAAAGCTGCCCGCCGACGCTGTCCCACCACAGGTCGCCAGCCTTCGGCGATGACGGCGCCGTGTCGCCGACGGTGACGCTCGACCCCCCGGCGGAGACGACCGACCACGCGGCGCTCTTACGCCCGTAGAGCTGCCCATCGGTGGGCGCTTCGGCGATGCCAGGGCCTTGGGGTCCTGTCGGGCCGGTCGGTCCCTGCGGCCCTGTAGGCCCTGTAGCCCCAGGCGGGCCAGGAACCGTGCTATCGGCGCCTGCTGGCCCCATGGGACCCATCGCGCCGTCTGTGCCGGGCAGGCCAGCCGGTCCTGTCGGTCCGATGTCGCCCTGCGGTCCCTGCGCGCCTATGGCGCCGGGCGGACCCTGCGGCCCCTGCGGCCCGGTCGCGCCGTCGGTGGCGATCTTGAGCTGGCCGTCGATGGTGTCGAGGTCGGTGTTGAGCTTGTCGCCCCAGGTGTCGTCGGACGCGCCTGGGTCAGGCTTGCATAGGCCGTAGTTGATGGTGAAGCTGTCACCCACGGCGGCGCTTCCATGGATTGGGCGGCAGCGGCGCCTGGGCCGAGAACGGCGCGCAGACCATGCCCGGCGTCCACAGCGCACTGCCGACGATGGCGCAGCGCCCGTAAGGCCCTCGGCCGTAGCTGGAGCCATCGAGGCCGTAGGGCCTGCGGCAGACCGTCTGGCCGGTCCAGTCAGCCTCGCCGACGCATGGGTCTGAGGTCCAGACGCTCATCCGAACGACCTCTTGCGCGGCATGGTGACGCGGGAGCCCGACGCCTTCGCGCCCAGGTGCGCGGCGTTGAGCTTCTGGATGATGTCCTCGGTGAGGGTCTTCAGGTTGCCCGCCTGCTGCTCTTCGCCGACGGCGTGCAGGTCCGCGTGCATCAGCGAGGCGAACAAATAGAGCTGAGGGTGCTTCTGATAAATCCAGCTCGACTGGGTGTCCGACATCTGCGGCACCTCGCCGTAATAGGACAGCCAATAGGCGGTCCCGTCGACCGGGTCAGGCGTGCCGCCGAAGTACATCGTGGTGCCGACGAGCGTGTAGTACATCGCGGCATTGCTGTCGGTGAGGGTGAAGAATTCGTCCCTGCTCTTGTAGCGCGCGGGCAGGAAGCCATCGGCCCCGGTCGTGTTGGCGACGCGCACCATGTCCATCGCCAGCCAATCGTCGGGCAATTGCGCGCAGCGCGACGTGATCAGCCCGTCGCTGAACTCGATCATCTGCGCCACGCGCAGCTCCTGATTGAATTTGCTTTCGGCCATGGCGATGAAGCTGGAGACGAGCGCATCGCTCCAGTCGGTCCGGTTCGCCCATTCGGCGATCTGCAATTTGAGCGTGGCGTAGTCGGTCATCGCCTGCTCTTGCCCAGCCTCCTCGACAGACGCGGCTCCTGCGTGTCGGTCGTCGGCGGCGGCATGGTCGAGCCGCGCGCCGCATCCGGCTTGAACTCATTCGCCACCCGCCCCTTGAGCTTCGGCGGACGTTCGTCAGATGGATGCTGCTCCTTGGCGGTGAAGCCACGCTTGTATTGCGCCATTTCAAAGCTCCTTCAGATGCGCCCCGTGAAGACGAGGATGATGAGGATGATGAGCAGGAGGCCGACGAGGCCGACGCTGCCATTGCCGAAGCCGTAGCCGTAGCCCCACGGCGCGTAGGACCCGCCGACGCCGCCCAGCAGGATGAGGACGAGGACGACGACCAAAACGATACCGATGGGGCTCATGGGTTCATCCTCTCGTTTCGCTGGCGACTGACGCGCACGGGCGCTGCACCAAGCCTTGGAAGTGACGGGCGCGGACAAAGCATTGATGCTCCGGCGCGACCACAGTCGCGCCGGAGCCGTTGGGGACGATCGCCTCGTCCCCCTCAGGGACGACAACCACGCTCTGCTGCGCGCCGCCTGGGGAGGACAACGCCGGGAACTCGAACGAGCCCCGGCATCCAGCGACGAGGAGAGCGAGCATGATCGCCGTCACCTTCATTTGCGCCGCCTTAGCCCTTCGGCTGCGGCGTCGGTGGCAGTTCGTTGTTCGCCGAGTTGCCGCTGTCGGGCAGCTCATTGTTGGGCGTGTTGCCGCTGTCGGGCAGGCTGTTGTCAGGCGTCGGCGGGTAGACCCACGAACCCGGTGGGATTTCGATCGGGTGCGTCGGTTCGCCGCCCGGCGCCATCGGCGGCATCACAGTCCCGCCGCCCGGCAGGTAGATCGGGTGCGTGGGTTGGCCGGGGCTCGGCCACACGCCAGGAGGCTGACCGCCGGGCGCGATCGGGTGGCTCGGCCGCCCACCGCCGCCAGGGAGCCCCTGGTCGGGATAGTTCGGCGGCTGGCCACCCCAGATGCCAGGAGGCTGACCCGGCAGGCCTTGATCAGGATGCTGTCCGCCACCGCCGCCGGGAGGCTGCGGCCACACGCCAGGAGGTTGGCCACCGGGCGCGATCGGGTGCGAAGGGCCGCCAGGGCCGGGCCATACGCCTGGGGGCGGCCCACCTGGACTGATCGGGTGCGCCGGATAACCAGGGCCGGGCCAGATGCCGGGAGGCTGGGCCGGGGGGTAGTAGATCGGCGGCATGATCGCTGGCGGAGGCTGTCCCTGATTGATCTGCTCGACGACGACAAGATAGGTTTGCGGCATTGGGTGCGCTCCTCATGTGGCCGCCGGAATTGGCGGGCTTGGTTGTCCTCAAACTTGTGCGTGAAGGGGGTGTGACCTATATCCAGGGGTCGAGATGGAACGGGTGTTACAACAATGGCGAAGATCGGCTACTACGCGACCGGCCCTGGCTGGGTTCAGTACAGGGAAGGCGGCGTGAAGTTTCAGCGCGGCAAGCTGACCAAGCAGGAAGAGTTCGAGAGCTACAAGGCGATGGCGCCGGGCAAGAATTTTCAAATGCTCGCTCCCTCCCTCAGAAGCCGTAGAACCGTTGATCCTGGAGCTGCTGCGCCCAGTCAGGCGGAACAGAGTTCAGCGTCGTCCCCTGCTGCGGCTGCGGCTGCGGAACCGGCGCCGGGAAGCCTGCCGTCGAAAACAAAGGCGTAGCGACGCCGCCGACGGCGATCGCCTTCGGCAGCGTGCCGCCTGCCTTCAAGATGTCCTGATACTTCTGCAGCCGATCGGCCCATCCCTGTCCCTCATATTCGGGATCGGCCGAGGCGACGGTGCGGGCGTTATAGATGTCGTTGCGCTGGCCGCCGATCACCGGGCCGAATTGCTCAGGCGCATCGCGCTGCGCCATCTGCCCGGCGACGCGCCCATAAGCAGGGTTGGCGTTCATGAAGCTGCGGAGCTGCTCGGAGCCGCCGATCTGCTGCATCAGCCAATCGGTCGCGGTGCCTGCGCCCTCTTGCCCCCAGGCGGGCATTTCGAGGCCGCTGTCCAGTCGTTTCGGCTGGCCCTTGCCGATCGCCTGAGGCGCGGCCTGTCCTAAATCGCTCTCCAGTTTCCGCTGCGTGCCTGAAGCGCCAGAGGTGAGCGTCGGCGGCGGCTTGTCGAACGATGTCGCCATCAGGCCGCCGTGCGTCGAGGTCACGTCGCCCATGCCGTAGGGCGTCCCAGCCGTGCCGAGGCGGGTCATCTCCTCTGCGGTCGCTGGCCGGTCCATCGGCATGAAGTAGGCGTTGGTCCCGGCGAGCGTCGGATTAGGCCAAGCCTTGTGCCAGCCGACGCCCTGCTGCGCGCCGAAGTAAGCCTTGGTCGCGGCGTCGCCCTTGAGGATGTCTTGCCCGGCCTGGGAGGTCACCTTGTTGCCAGCCGGGACGCCCTCGATCGTCGATGTCCCTGAGGGATCGAAGCCCTCCCAGGTTCCCAGGTCCTTGAGGTTGCCGGTGAGCGTCATCGGCTGCTTTGGATCGTAGGGCGCTCCGGCGGCGATCTTGGCCGAGATGTCCTTGCCGCTGGGCTCTGCGCCGAGCGGGATCACCCGATCGCCATGGAAGAGCGCATAGGGCGGCGAAGGCTGGGAGGTCTTGGCCTTCTGCGCGTCGCTGATGGTCTTCGATACGTCGCCGCCCAAAGACGTGGAGCTGTCGAAGGCGACCAGCGGGCGGCCGATCTCCATCGGATTACTTTGCCCTTGCCAGAGGCCGGTCCCCTGCTCGGTGGGCAAGGTCTGGACGCCGACGCCCGTGCCGGGGATCGCGCCCTCGCCGATCACGTCGCGCCCTCCTGGCGCGCTGCCCCACTTGACGGCGTTGGCGTAGTCGATGCGCTGCTGCGGCGTCATCTGATCGGCGTTCGGCGCGTGGCCGGGAATGACCCCAAGAGGCGCGGGCTGCATCTCGGTGGTGATGTTGGCGGCGTGCTTGTCGAAGAAGTCTGGCGAGGTCCGGTTGGCTTCGGTGAAGGCGTCGGCCGCCGACAGGCCGGGCCGGTCGCGCATCAGGGCTGCGGCCTTCTGGCTCACCCATGGCGTCGCCTGGATTTGCTCGCCGGTCCAATCGCTCCTGCCGCCGAGCTTGGCCTGATTGGCGCGATCGGCGGCGAGCGCCGTCTCGTAGTCGAGGAAACGATGCTGGGCCGGGTTGAGCGACACGTCGCCGTCGCGCGTCGCCGTGCCTTCATTCGGCAGATAGCCCCATTCGTTGGCGTAGCGGAAGTCGTTGACGCCGGTCGCGCCGGGTTGGTTGAGGCTGAAATAGTCGGGGTTGATGTGTTGCGCGTATTGGCCGGTCTTCATGCCGGTCTGCGCCAAGCTCGGATCGCCAGCGGCAATGGCGCGCATGAAGGCGTCATGCTGGTTCTGGTACATCGCCTTCGTGGTGGGATCGCCCGCGATCGCGCCGGTCCCTTCCTTGAGGACGAATTGCGTCTCGCTCTCTGGGTTGACGCCCTGGCTCCAGGTGCCGTGCATCTGGCTCTGCCACAGGTTCTTCGTCGGGTCGTTGCCCGTCGCCTGCGCCTGCCCTGAGCGATAGCGGTCGTACCAATCCGCGCCGCCGAGGTTCTCCTCCAGGCGCGCGTCGAACTTGTCGCGCAGGGCTTGCAGGTCGTCGAAGCTCTTGATGCTGCGCGGAGCGCCGACAAAGCCGCCGCTGGGCTGCGAGATCAGGTGAGGGTTGCCCTGCGCCGCCTGGATGGCGTCGTTGACGTGCATGCCTCGGATGTCGGGGACATCCGACATGGTGCGATAGCCAGCGACGTTGGGAGCGCCCTGGACGGTCATGGCGGCGTCGGCTGGCGCTGCCCCGGTCACGGCCTTCTCAGCCGCCCCAGGAGCGCCGGTCTGCAGCATGCGGTCGAGCGCAGCCTGCCCTGGAGAGGCCTGGGAAGCCCGTGCAGCCGCATTGGCCTCGTCCGAGGCTCTGACCCCAGTGACGGCCTCCTCGGCTGTCCTGGCGGCTGCCTTGGCCTCAGGAGCTGCGCCGCGCGCGGTGACGGCGAAAGGAGCAGCCGCGACGCCTCCCTCGACCACCTTCTTCATCATCGGTCCAGGGCCGCCTTCGGTCCTTGGATTTTGGATCATCGCGGTGATGTCACGCCCCAATCCTTCGGGGTTGGGGACGCCAAGCTTTCCGGCTCCCCAGGAGACGGCCTGCCCGGCAAACTCGCTCCCTAAATTCTGCGCGTTGGCGATGGCGTCGAGCGGATGGAACATGCCTTGCGCAAGGTCGTAGTTCATCCGCCGCAAGTAGGGATCGGCGGCGGCGAGAGCCTGCCTCGGATCGACCGGGAACATGTCCTGCATCAGGCCCCTGCCGGGCGGCGGCTTCGGCCTCTTCGGACTGCCGGGCAGGTTGGGAAAGATGTTGTCGTAGTCGCCGCTCGCCATCAGACCCGCCCCTGCCAGATGCGGAACGGCGCGGCCTCATAGCTGTTCAGATAGCGCGCCCAGTCATCCTCGCCCCAGCCTTCATGCACGGCGCGCTCGTAGACCTCGATCGGCACGCGGGCGAGCAGCTTGTTGACGCCGTTGTGCGACATGATCTCCCGGTCGCGCTCGACCGAGGCCAGGACCTCGTCGAGGACTTGCTCGGTATGGACGACGGGCGCGTCTGGGCGCTCGTCGTCCGTGATCAGCGTCCGCCGAACGCCATCTTGATCGTGATAGGTCCAGCGGCGCTCGGTCACTTCTGGATGCCGTTGAACAGGATGTGGGCCAACGGGTTGCGCATCTCGACGCCCCACTCGGCGACGATCATCCGCGTCTCGGCGTCGCCGACGCGCGCCATCAGGAACTGACGGAACGCTCTGAAGAACGCCACCGCGATGTAGTCGGGATCGAACAGGAGCCCGACATCGACCGGCAGCCAGCGTGACGGCGCGACCTTCACCCGGCCAAAATCCGTCGCAATCACGTCGATCGTCGAGATGACCTCGGTCTTGCCCACCAGGACCTGGGTCGTCGATCGGCCGACGAACGAGCTGATCGTGCGCTTCGGCCCCGGCGGGACGATCCACATCGAGGGCGAGCCGCCGTTGGTGTAGGCCTGCTGCATCGCGTCGCCGAGCATCGCCTCGGTAACGGTGATCGGCGTTCCCGGCGCGGGGAACGGATCGGTCGAGGCGACCGGCAGGCCGGTGGTGACGGTGCCGGGCGCGACCGCTGCGGCGACGTTGTTGTTCTTGTCGACCGCTCGGCCGAGCCAGTGGGCGAAGGCTTCGGTGGTGCGCGGGGTTCCGGTGGTGGTGCCGTCGGCGCCGTCGTTCCTGGCTTGGCGAGAGCAGAGGATGCTCTCCATGTCGGACTTCAGGACCTTGGCTGCGAGGGCCATCTGGTGAGCCATCTCGCTCCCTTTGCCCGCCGCGTCGCTCTCCTCCTGCGAGCCTGACACAGTGGCGTCCCGCTCGCTGATCTGGGTGCAATTGCTGCGGCGGATGGTGGGCTGGCTGGGACCGTTGACGAGCTGGAAGCCTTCGGCCTGCGCATTGCCAAGGTTGACGATCGGCAGGAACTCCGTCTGCCAGTCGAAGATGCGGTTCTTGACGTTCCTTCTACGCCCCGCGGACATAACAGGAGTGTCGAATGGGTCGATGTTATAGATGGCGTTGCTGAGGTCTTCTCGGTTCGCAGTTGCGTTATACGTGGTAAAGGCGCTGGTGACTTTGCCTGTATTGGCCACAGGAGTTATCCTTTCGGGCAAGAGGGATTGTCTCCAGCAAAGGCGCTGGATGGGTCTCTAGCCCGAACGGCTAGACTATGGGGTCTCTGGCCTAGACCAGACAGTCAGCTCCGGTTGACCCGGATTTATTGGCTCACCGCAAGCGGAGGAGCTGCTTCATCACGTCGGCGGCGTCGTCGACCCGGCCGCTGGAGGCCAGCCGTTTCTGGGCGTCGTTCATGCTGCGCTGGGCGCCATTGCCGATGCGCGGCGCAGAGCCTGGGGTGAGCGCCACGCCTCTGTCGGGCTGCACCGGCAGGGGCTTGTTGCGCATCATGTTGCGGTACTTGGACGCCATGTGCAGGATCGACAGCATGCGCTCGTCGTAGGTGGTGCCGATCTCGTCGTCGCTGAAGCCTGCCTCCTGCGCGGTCTGGCGCATGTACTGCAGCGCCTTGTCGACCGAGGCTTGGTCGGTGAGCTTGTTGCGGCTCTTGAACTTGTCGAATTCGGCCTGCGCGTAGCCAGCGGTGCGCTTGGCGTGTTCGTTGATCGCGTCTTGCTGGGCGGCGGCGCGGCGCTGGCGGATGGTGTTGAGGGTGCCGTAGACGGCCTTGTAGTTCAGTTCGAGCTGGCGGGCCTGGGCCGGGTTCTGCTGGTAGAGCTGATCCCAGTTCGGCTCCGGCGGGATCAGCGCCTGGAATTCCTGCTCCTGGTTCTGGCAGAGGTTGATGTAGGCGTCGCGCGCGGCCTGCGTCTCGGCGCCGCGCTGATCGATCGACTTGGCGATCTCGACCATGCGGCCCATGCGATGATTGAACGTCTCTTCGCGGGTGTAGCCGCGCAGGGCCTCGTTCAGGGTGACTTCGCGCTCTTCGCCGTCTACTTGAACCTTGTACCTGGGGCCGGTGTCTTCGCCTTGCTCCCCTTCGGGACCGGCCCCCTCGTCTGGTTTTTCGCCGTCTGGATCGGCATCGTCGGCTTCGGCCCCGACGCGCTCTGGCGGGACATCATCGGTTGCGCCGTCATCGGTTTCGTCGGCGGCGGCTGGAGCGCGTTTCGCGGGCCTCGAAACGGTTTCCCTTTGTTCAGACCGGCCATCGGCAACTCTCCTCTCCTGCTCCAAGAAACGCGGGTCTGGCCCGCCGTCGGAGGTGTCGCCGCGATCGTCGCCTTCGATCGAGCGCGGCTGAAAGATCGGCTCTGCCTTCGCCGTCGAGACGAAGCGACCCGACACGTCGCGCTGTCGGGAGGCGTTGGGGATTTCCTGCGCGAACGCGTCGCGCGCCTCGTCGAGGCCGCTCTCGCCTTCAGGAGGCATGGGGCTTCATCCGCTGATCGTTGCGGTAGTCGCTGAGAAGGATGCCCAGCTCGACCGGGATGGCGTCCAGCGCCCGTAAGCGCGCGGCCAATTCGTCCTGCGCCGGGCCTGCGCCGGGCAGGTCCATGAACTGATTGAACCAACGCTGGCGCAGGGCCTTGTAAACGTGGCCGAACGCCTTGTCGGCGAGCAGAGCCTTGGCGGCGTCGGAGAGTTCGCGCCGCTGGCTTAAGCTCTCAACTCTGTCAGTACTGCCCAGTGCCGACATGGTCCGAGTTCATGGCGGCAACCATGAAGATATCCCGATGACATCTTCTGTGGTTGCTTCCACGAATACTTCGATTTGGGGCAAAAGAAAAGGCTATTGCCCCGGCGGGCGCGGAGGCATGCCGCCCGGCGGCCCGGCCTGCGCCATCGGCCCCGGCGGTCCTGGGGGAGCGCCTGGAGGAGGCGGTCCTGGCGGGGCGCCTGGGGGCGCGCTCGGCATCTTGGGCGGTTGCGGCGGCGGCGGCGCTGGCTCGCCCGCCGGTTGGGTGACCGAGGCCTGCGCCATGTCGGCGACGACCTGCGCCATGTCGACCGCGTGGTCGAGGGCGTTCTTGGTTTCCGCCACCCTGATCTGATCGGCCTGATAGGCATGCTCCTGGGCCAGCCGATCGCGGCGGAACGCTTCGTCCTGCTGCTGCTTCTGGATGTTGAACTGCTGCTCGCCCATCGCCTGCGCGGTCTGCATCTTGACCCGCTCGTAGTTCGCCTTGGCGGCGATGGTCATCGCGTCGGGTTCGTGCGGCGCGTTCGCCATCGCCTGCAGGACCTGCGGGCTTGGGGTGAGGAAGTAGCGGCCGACGTTTTTAATGTTGGCGATGGCCAGCATATCGGTGATGGTGTTGAGCATCTGCGGGATGCCCACCACGGGATTGCCCGGCCCGAATTGCTGGTAGACCTGCGCCTGATCGTTCTTGATCTGCTGCAGCGTCATCATCCGCACGGTGTCGCTGCCCTTGCCGAGCGTCGGGTTGACCTCGACCGACATGTCGGCGTCGAACGTACTCGTATGGTACGTCTGCCAATTGCCGTTGACGCGCAGCGTGCGGGCTTGGTTTTCGTTCTCGACGATCTCGTTGAACAGCCCGTGAAACAAATCGCGGTAGCCCGTCTCGGCCAGCACGCGCGCCACCAATTCGGTGCGCTCCTGCGCGCCGTTGATGATCGCCTCGACGCCGATCATGGTCGAGGATTGCAGGGCCTTCGGGTCGAGGCCCTTGCTGGCGTCGGTGAGGCCGGTGCGCTTCGACTGCACCTGATCGAGATATTGCAGGATCGGCAGGGCCTGCTGGCCGACGAAGGGGGTCGAGGCGAACTGCACCGCATTGCCAGGATCGCCGCGCGTTCTGATCACCGCGCCGAGGTCGTCGTTGAGCGCGTCGTCGAGATTGGTGACCAGCTCGTTGACCACCGTCTTCGGGTTGATGCTCTCGGCCAAGCTATCGAGGACGCCGCGCGTCATGTTGGTCTTGATGCGCTGGATGTCGATGGTCAAATCCGCGATGCTGTCGCCGACGATGGTGTGGCCGATCGGGTCGCAGGAGAACAGGGCGAACTTGATCCGGTTGGCGGGCTCGTCGCGGACGATCGCGTGGCTTTCGCCCATGGTGCAGATGTAGCGCAGCTCAGGCGAGCCATCGCCGTCGGCGTCGACCTTGATATACCACTCGCCATAGAGGACGCCGTCGCCGACGCGGCTCGACATGCCGCGACCGGGGTTCCTGATCATCGCCTCCATGGTGAAGTTATGGACATCCGCCGTCTGCAGGAAGTTGGCGGCGAGGTCGCGCTCGT